GCACTCTTCAAAAAGAAGAACGGCGTAACATCCGTGAAGAGCGCGCTGACATCCTACTGGAAACCGAAATACCGGGAGGCATACCAGAGCAGGAACCGCACCGAGCTTAACCGGATCACAAAGCTGATGAAGGCCATGGGATACAGCGACAGCAGCCTGAAGAAGTGGAAAGAGGTAGACACCGACACCAGCAGCACAAGCAATAAAAAGAGCAGCAGCTGGGGATCCAGCACATTCGGAAAGTCTTTCGGAAGCAGCAGTAAGAAGAGCAGCAAAAAAAGCAGCGGATTTGGCGGCAGCAGCTTTGGCGGAGGATGGGGATCATGAATGTCGTCTGGGAGCCGCAGCCAAGGCAGCGGGAATTCATGAGGCGAGGAGAGTATGAAGCGTTTTTTGGAGGAGCGGCAGGCGGAGGAAAATCCGACTGCCTCGTCATCGAGGCGCTGCGCCAGACGAATATACCGAACTACAAGGCGCTGATCCTGCGCAAGACATACAAGAACCTGACAGAGCTGATAGAGAAATCCAAGTTTTATTATCCGCAGGCGTGCAAGAAAGCACGATACAACGGCACAGAGCACTACTGGACATTTCCAAGCGGAGCAAAGATATACTTTGGGAACGTCAGGAACACGACATACAAGCAGGACTATCAGGGACAGCAATACGACTTTATCGGATTCGATGAGTTGACACACTTTACATGGCAGGAGTATTCGTACTTCTTCAGCCGCAACCGTCCGAGCGGACCGGGGACCGTATGCTACATACGGTCCACCGGCAACCCTGGCGGGATCGGGCATGCATGGGTGAAACAGCGATTCGTGACCGCGGCAAAGGCGGGAGAGAAGATCAAAGAGAAAACGGAGATCGTCGGGCCAACAGGGCAGAAGATCGGATTCACGCGCAGCAGGGTATTCATACCGAGTACAGTGTTCGACAACAAGATCCTGCTGGAAAATGACCCCAACTACCTGGCCAGCCTGGACGCGCTGCCATGGGCGGAGAAGCAGGCACTGCTGTACGGAAACTGGGACAGCTTTATCGGACAGGTATTCACAGAGTGGAAGAACGACCATGATCACTACCAGGACCAGCGCTGGACGCATGTGATAGATCCATTTGACATCCCGAAGCACTGGGAAATCGTACGCAGTTTTGACTGGGGTCATGCAAAACCGTTCAGCGTGGGCTGGTGGGCAGTGAGCGAGGAAGGCAGGATGTACCGGATACGCGAACTGTACGGATGCAGGGAAGGCCAACCGAATACAGGTGTTGAATGGCCGGACCAGAAGATAGCGCGGGAGATCCTGCGGATAGAGCAGGATGATCCGAACATTCGCGGGCACAACATCGTAGGCGTAGCTGATCCGGCCATCGGACTGAAGAAGGACCAGAGCGGATACGGTGCAGCTGCAGCCATGGCTGCGGAGGGTGTGTACTTCAGCAAAGCAAAGAATGCGCGCATACCGGGGAAAATGCAATTCCACTACCGGCTGGCATTCAACAGCGAGGGCAGGCCGATGATGCAGGTATTCAGCACATGCCGGCACTTTATCGAGCAGATACCATCCTTGGTATATTCAGAGGTGGACGTGGAGGACATCGACACGACACAGGAGGACCACATCTATGACGAGAGCAGGTACGCACTGTGCACGCACATGATCACCAGGCCGGTGCCGGCACAGAATGAGGAGCAGCCGCTGGAGGATGATCCGCTGAATCTGAGACAGGATAGAGAAAGGACACGATTCTATAGAATCTAAGGAGGGGCGATATGAGCGAAATGCAAAACTTTAATCCCAACGGCGAAGGCGGCCGGCTGATCAGGGACAAAAACATGGAAGAGCAGACTGACAAGAAGACCGGGAAGCCATGGAAAGAGAGGCTGGCTGAGGCGACGCAGACGCTGCTCAAATACAAAGGCGGGCGGGCCAGCCTGGAGCAGCGCGTGATCGAGGCGGAGCGCTACTACCGGATGCACAACTGGTGGAGCAAAAACAATGTCAACAAGAAATACGGCATCAAGAGCAATTCCGGTTGGCTGTTTTCCAGCTGCATGAACAAACATTCAGACGCCATGGACAACTATCCTGAGCCGAACGTGCTGCCGCGTGAGATGGCGGACGAGGAGACGGCCAAGCTGCTGAGCGAGGTGCTGCCGTGCGTGCTGGAGATCAATGACTATGAAGAAATCTACGACTCCGGCTGGTGGGATAAGCTGATCAAAGGCACTGCCGTCGTCGCAGCGACATGGGACGCGGAGCAGAACAACGGGCTGGGTGAAATCAGCATCAGGCGCGTAGACATCCTGAACTGCTACTGGGACCCGTCATGCGCAAATATTCAGGACGGAAAAGACTTTTTCTTCGTATCACTTATGGACATTGACGAGCTGCGCGAGCAGTATGGCGACGATGTGGCGGACAATGTGGCAGCTGTGCCGACGATCACACCCGGCATGTACTCATATGAAACTGTACACGACACAGCGGGGAAAGTTGCCGTCATTGACTGGTACTACAAACGCGACGGCCTGCTGCAGTATGCGAAATACGTGGAAGACGAGCTGCTGTACGCCAGCGAGGACGACGAGCGATACCGTGATACCGGGTACTATAACCATCAAATGTATCCGTTCATCTTTGATCCGTTGTATCTGATGGAAGGATCTCCAGCTGGATTTGGGCACGTCGACCTGTGCCGGGATGCGCAGGACTACATCGATCGGATGGACTCGATCATCGTGGACAGCGCGCTGATCAACGGCCGGCCCAAGTATTTCTACAACAACCAAGGAGGTATAGCTGAAGATGATGTGCTCGATCCTGAGAAGCCGCTGGTGCGCGTGAACGGCGCCGGTGCGATTCAGGAAAGCGTAATGCCATTCGGCAAGTCCGAGCTGAATCCGCTGTACGTGCAGGTGCTGAACCAGAAGATCAACGAGCTGCGCGAGACGAGCGGCAGCACGGAAGCCGCACAGGGCGGCGCGCCAGCATCAGTGACGGCATACTCAGCTATCGCAGCGCTGCAGGAAGCATCAGGCAAGTCGAGCCGCAACATGATCCGAGGCAGCTACCGGAAATTCAAGGACTTGTGCTACATGATCATCGAGCTGATGCGGCAGTTTTACGACGAGCCGAGGATCTACCGGATCACCGGCGACGGCCAGCCGCAGTATGTGGCATTTGACAACTCCGCCATGCAGGGACAGACCGTCATGGGTATGACCGGAGAATACCAGACGAAAGAGCCGGTATACGACATCAAGGTCAAGCCGAGCAAACAGACGGCATACTCAAGGATGGCGCAGAACGAGCTGGCCAAGGAACTGTACGGCGCTGGCATCTTTGCTCCTCAGAATGCGGACAGCGCGCTGGCTGTGCTGGACATGATGGAATTCGAGGGCAAGGACAAGGTGGTGCAGAAGGTGCAGCAGAACGGCACCATGATGCAGATGATACAGCAGATGGCAATGCAGATACAGCAGCTGCAGGCGGCGCTGGGCGTGCAGCAGGATGTACCAAATGCGGAAGGCGGAATGCAGAATGCGGAAGTAAATAATGCTCCGGTTGGAGAACCGCAACAGCAGGAACCACAAATGGATAGTTTAGGGAATGAGCAGCAGAACGGGAAGCGTATACGTGCGCCGAAGGAACGCGCTGCATCAGTGGCAAGTGTATAAGGCGGAGGCGGGCAATGACAACTATTGTGATCAATGACAAAGTGGTAGGGATCTCCGGACATTCCGGATACGCGGAAGCGGGGAAAGACATCGTGTGCGCGGGGATCTCCGCGCTGGCATGGACGCTGGCCGGAGCGCTGCAAAAGATCGAGGCGCTGGAGTGGCTGGAAGAAAAAGACGGCGACATGGCAATACACTACAAACAAAACCTACAGGCGCAGATTTATGTGGACATGTTCGCCACTGGCGCGGAAATGATGGAGTATAAGTATCCCGATAATGTGCGTGTATTGGGGAGAAATCCGGAACTCAAAAATGATAAGATGAATTAGAAAGGAGGGGTAGCATGTCACTGATCACAACGACGGTATCCCTGGACGCGCAAAAGACCGGCGACCAGGTCACAATGCACCTGGTGCGCGGAGATTCTGGCACGCGCACATTTAACTTCATACCGATCAGCGGCGGGCAGATGATCAGCCTATACGGTGTGACCGCTGCGAAAGTGCAGGCGCAATCGCTGTACACAGACGATCCGCTGCTGATAGACTGCACGATCACTGGCGGGCTGATCTTTATGGTGCCGACAGCGGCGCTGGTAGCGAACGCAGGCGAATGGGCGGCGCAGCTGGTGCTTCTGGATTCCGGGAACCAGACGCTGCACAGCATGCCGTTTACCATCATCGTGCACGGCACGGTGTACACGGGAGACGCGATTGAGCATACCAACACGACCGTGACCGAAATCAGATGGGATTCGACATACCAGTATATGACCATCGTGCTGGCCGACGGTTCGACGATTACCAGCCCGGCGATGACACATACGCACCCGAAAGCAAGCGCAACAGTTGACGGATTCCTGAGCAAAGAGCACTACAGCAAGCTGGTCAGCTATGACACATGGATCGACCAGGACGTAAGCCAGGACGGTACACCGACATTTTACAACGCTACAATCGGTAGCGTAACAATCGCGCACGACGGCACAGTAACAGGGCTGAAGTTTACATGAGCACGACGTTTAACGCGACAGCGGCATACTACCATCAGTCTCCGCTGCAGGGGAGCGCGAGCACGCCATGGATCAGCGGCGGACCGCGGAAGGGCATCAGCAATGGTCAGCGCGAGATCGGGCTGGTGCTCTTCTCCAGGATGGAGATCGCGGCAGCGCTCGAAGACGGACACCTGCCGTCAGCCAGCCTGATCCTGAACCGGAACACGGCGTACGGGACCGGCGCGGTGGATATATGTATCGCGCCGGTCATGATAGACGCGGCGCCTGGAAAGATGACGTACGACCAGTGCCTGGACATGGCGCAGCGCGGATGGCATTACTGGACGAGCGTATCCGGTGAGACGTCGAGGATACAGCTGCCGGGCGCATGGCTGCATAAGCTGCTCACAGATCCTTTCGGCGGGCTGATGATCTACCAGGAAGCCGGAGAGGGCACCAGCGCGTCGGCGAAATTTACGGAGACGGCACAGCTGGAGCTAAAGACATCAGCATCGTACGAAGCGCCGGTGTGGCGAAGAAACATCGGTGCAGGCGACGAAGTGAGCAACGCGGCGCAAAGTCATCAGGCGGACCTGTGGGAGCTGCTGCACTACGTAAACGTGCGCGAAGCAGCGGACAATCTCACGCTGACAGACTTTACGGGGCTGGAGATCGGACTGTACAAGGACTGGCCCGGAGCAATCAACAGACTGCGCGTAGGTATTGCCGCTATTTATTCGGCGGAAAGCAAGGACCCAATCACATGGATTGTCATGACAAGTGATGACCTGCCGAACGCGGCGATCATCAACCAGCTCAGGACATCAATGGAGATCCCGGCAACACCGGACACGGAGATCCTGACGATCACAAAGTATGCGAGGACGGAATTCGTCAAAAACAATTCGGACTTTGTTGTGAACCTGGACAGCACTACAGAGTGGAGAGCACAGAAGGTGCCAAGCTCCGGCGTCGTAACAGGGACTACGACGATAAACGGAGCGAAGGTAAAGCAGTATCATCATCGGTTTGGTTTCTGGCTGATCAACGACATCACGGAAGGCAAGAGTGTGGCCAGCGCCAAGATCCTGCTGACGCGCAGGGGAGGGTATGGCGGCGATATGTCAATACTCCTGTATCCGGTGCTGGTGGACGAGCTGCCGGATGAGCGCATGAGCGTAAACGACGTAATGGATGTGACGACACTGGTGGGATCTGAGCCGGCAGTGGTAGGACAGACAACGGAGATCGAGCTGAGCGCTGCATTCCTGGCAGAACTGAACGACACCTATTTCGGGGTAGGCGTAGATGACCAGCAGCAGTGGTCAGAATTCGAAGCGAGCGCAACATTGATCATCAATTACCAGGAGGAGTGAGGTGATGAAATGAAAACATACATACTGACGGACGAAGTACAGGCCATCGGCAATGCCGGAGAGCAAGGTGGCATCAGTGTGGCCGTTGACGTCAGCACATGGCAGGCGGAATACGCGGACGGCATCGGCGCCATGCTGTGCGAACGTCCGGACGGCAGGCCGGTACCGCTGAGTGCGACGGTTACGGACAACCTGCTGCTGGCAGTGCTGCCGCAGGAATGCACCAGCCGTCCCGGACAATACGTATACAAGGCAACATGGACACAGGCAGGCGTGCTCAGGATATCGCACTCATACAAGGCGCTGATCCTGACCACAGAGAACGGGAGAGGAATTCCTCCCGACAAACCCGGTACACCGGCATGGGCGACGGAAATATTCGTCAAGGCCGAGCAGATAGACGCGGCGCTGGACGCGGCGATGCAACTGGAGCAGTTTGCAAAGGATGCAGAAGACGCAAAGGACGCGGCAGAGGATGCGCAGGATGCGGCGGAGGACGCACAGGAAGCCGCAGAGGAAGCCAGGGACCGGGCGGAAGCCGCGGCCACCATGGCGCAGGAGCACAGCATGGGTTTCAGCTTCAGCACGGGCGTGCTGACACTGACACCGATCACGGACGATTAAGGAGGGATCACGATGCGGGAAGACGAAACCAAGACGAAAGCATATGTATTTGACGGGACGAAAATCAAAGAGGTGAGCGGATCCATCACGGTGATGATCGACGACGATGACGATCTGACGGCGCTGGCGGCCAAGTGCGGGCCGGGCACCATCGCCTACCTGGTGGGATGGACGGCGGCCTGGCAGCTGGGCAGCGACGGGGAAACCTGGACCCAGTTTATCGGCGCTTCATCGTAAGGAGGGCAGCATGGAAATCACAAATGAATTGCTGGGCGTGATCACGGCGATTGCCACGGGCGTGCCGGACACGGCGGCAACAAACGCGGAAGCGGCCAGGGACCGGGCGGAAGCCGCGGCCACCATGGCGCAGGAGCACAGCATGGGCTTTAACTTTTCAAGCGGCGTCCTGACGCTGACACCGATCACGGAGGAGGATGATTAAAATGGCGACGACTACAGGCGACGATCTGTACAGAGTAGACATATCGGACGGAACGGATACCGTACAGCACGCGATCAAGGACGCGGCGGCCAGGGCGGACATCAGTAACTTAAAGACCGCACTGAGTGAATATCTACTTCTGAATACATCTGGTATTTCATGGGTAAATGATAAAAGACTTTATACCGGGACGGGTGCTGTTAGTGATTCGACGGGGTATTCTTATACAAAGATTCCGGTTGAAAACTATGAGGGCGTACTTGTTGTAACAACAGCGGCAAGATCCCCTGCGGCATCTGTTGTGTTTTATGATGCAAACGATAATTATATTTCAGATGTTACCGCCCCGGGAACGGCTGACTTTCCGAACACAGTAACAGCTACGATTCCGACAGGTACACGGAAAATCGGCATTTCCTGTTATACAACGTATATCAGTAGTGCTTCTATTCTTTATTCGGCCGCAAAGACAATAACCGAAATAAATAAAAAATATGAGCCGTTTTATGATTTGAATAACAATCTTCCGTTTTATGAATTGGCAAATACAAAATTGAGCAACACTAATGGTACAGTTATTAAAGGTCAACAAGGTTATGTGTGTTCTAATCTGATTGCGGCTCATTTTGGTCAGTATATTACATTTACAAAGGGAACAGGAAACTATCTGACGGTTGCCGCTTATGACAGCACAGGAACATTTATTTCAGTTATCAATACATCACTTACAGCTGTTTTGCCGAAAAACACAGCATACATTCGCATAGGGAGCCAAAGGACAACGCTGAAAGATTGCGATGTTAAATTGATTGAGGCACCCATCAGAAAAATTGATGATGAAATCTATACCATGAACGGAACAAGAATAATAACAGGCGGTATAATGGATAACGCCTATTCCTCCGGGTATTATACATCGTGGTACATGGATGTTTCGGAAGCAAAGAAACTTGTTATTACTGTAAACAGGTCAACGGGCGGCGGCGGCATTTACTTCTATGATTCATCATTCAGCTATATCAGCGACAGCGTGCAATCTTTGTATGATATAACTTCACGAAAAACAAATATAATATATGTTCCTTCTTCTGCGGTTTATGCTGTTTTCAATACAACCGGGTCAGTTGGTTTCCAAGGTTTTGCGGTTGGTATTCTTAATGATGAAGCATCATACCGTGAAGTCTATATCGGAACAGGAAGACAGTACATTTCTATTTTAAGTGCGCTGAAAAATGAAGCCGGACTTGTAAAGTTCTTTGTTGAAGCAGGGGAATATAATATTGTTAATGAGTACAAGGCGATATACGGTGATTCGTTTTGGTCAGATTATGAAGGATATTCTGGCAAACTTGACCAGTTTCTTCGTGGACTCGCACTTGAAATAGGACAGCAAATTTATTTTGGACCAGATACGAAAATTGTTTTCGATTATGATGGAGACAATCAATACGTTTTTGAACAATTCTCTGTTTTCAATTTAACATCAAACAATATCATTGACGGTGCAACGATTGAGTTTGGAACGCAAGTGTGCAGGTATGCCATTCACGATGACCAAGCCAGTGATTATGGCGCAAACATCATACGAAACTGCATTTTTAACGGGCGTTCGTATAACGGGCCTGTTATTGGCGGCGGTTGCGGAATCAGAAATAGTTATTACATTGAAGGGTGCTTGTTTGAAAATAATGGCGGTTATACTGATATCAGTTACCACAACAGTTTGAACAGCGGAGCGAAGAGCTTCATCCATGTGAAAGACTGCAAAGGTGACAAAGGTGTTTCATTCCTATATTGCGGAGACTCTCAACTTGTATCAACGTATATCGTAAGCAACAGCAAATTCCCGTCCATACAACTGAATGCACATCCGGGAGCGAGTCATCCGTATGAGAATGTGCGGTTGGTTGAGTATTGCAATGATAAAACACCTATAACGTAAACATTAAAGGAGTAATTATGTCTGTATTGCATCTTTTATGGATTGTTCCGTTATCAGTTGCATTTGGTTTTTTCCTCGCGGCGCTGGTAATGGCGAATGGTAAGCAATAGGAAACTTTGGGGTGCGAATAACCGCGAACAACCGCGAACAACCGCGAATAAAAGACACAATAAGTTATTTGGAGTACAGAAGTCCACACGATGACTCCATACCGATCAGCGCGCCAAAGGTCGGGAACCTCGCAACCGTGTGGCACTTTTACGGACACTTTAACAGGCTAATCACCAGTGCCGAGGTTACGGATACAGTGATTGCACGTGGATGACACGTTTGATTACCGTGTAATTTATAAGGCAACCCATTCCGGTTAGCAGGCACATTATTGGACACTTTAAGTAATCGAAAGGGGTGAGGGCGTGGTAACGGCTGAAGAATTCGTAAAGCAGTGCATGATCCCGTATAACGACAACTGGGGATACATCTATGGAACATGGGGATCGTTGTGGACGGAAAAGAAGCAGAAAGCCGCTACACGCCCTCAGACCGTCAAGTACGGGAGCAGATGGATCGGCCACATGGTTACGGACTGCTCCGGCCTTCCTCGCTGGGCGCTGTGGCAGTTGGGCGACAAAACGCTACTGCACCATGCGTATTATCAGTATACAGACTGCTGTAAAAACAAAGGGCTGCTGATCGACGGAGCCAGGGCAGACGGCAAGCCTATCAAACGCGGTACAGCGGTATTTCT